CCGGTAAGCCATCATAGCGTCCTCTAACAAAGTCAATTGTCTCCAGATGCGTCTGGCAGGCTCTAGAGCACTTGTTCCGTATGGGGCATGCTTATCGTGCCCTAAAACTCTAAAATGTGCTATTTGCCAGTTTTCTAAAGTTAAACCACCATTATTCCACTGAAACTGAACATAATTTGGATTTGTTGGGTCTTCGCCTTCAAGTCTTTCGATTTCTTGCGGAGGCAATCCAATACAATTTCTAATCCCTGTGGATTCTTCGATATCTAAATATAAAAACAAATCCCCATATTTACACATTGTTCTAGCCCATCCAAAAAGATTGTGTTCAATATTCATTATATTATAATATAATGAATGGAGGATATATTTTATCTCATCGTTAGCGCATTTAATGTGAAGCATGGGTGTGAGAGATGAATGGGTTGTCATCTCATCAGCATAAATATCTAGAGAAGACGCAATCTCTGGCATATATTCCATTTGATCAAAGTCAACATAACGCTCAGAACGATTTCTGTTCGAAATCATATTGATCGTTGTAATATTCATCGGGTTATATTCAGTCTTTTTGAACTGTTGTCCGCTGGCTGACTTGAATTTTTTAGCGAAAATGTCCAGATGTCGTCTCCTTAACTGACGACCTGTTTGGGTTCTTCTTTGTATAATCGGACCAGAGAAAAGTCTAGTCAGTGACTTAAACAAATCACTCTGATTATTGTTGGGGTTTCTATCATTACGTGCCATTTTTTATCCTTTATAAATCCAAAAAAATTCTTTTGCTTTTTTTATTTCTTCTTTGTATTTGTCTCCAAAGGATTGCTCGTATCCTTCTTGACCTTTTATTTGTGTGTTCATTGTAGTTGTTGATTTCATAATCCCGCCTAACATAGCCCTTTTGTATTCCATATCTCTCTGGTTTTCCTCTAAAGCAGTGTCTCTAACCCAGCAGGCGATTGCTAATGCCATAACAAGATCATCATTATAAGATCGCATTGCCTGTGGTTTGCCATTATACCATATAAATGTTTTCATTTCATGAAATAAACGACTAGAATGTACAGTAATTAGTTTATTTCTAACGTACTCTTCTAATTTTGCCACAATTAAAGGTCTTGTTTTGGTTGATGTGGTAAAACCTGCTATAGATCGGTCATTGCCTTCTGCCAAATATGCCTCTATGTATTCATGAGTCGACTTAATAGAATAGTACAACTTTGGATACTGGAGAGTAACAAGTTTTTCCAGTATAGAAATGCCTATACCATTGTTCTCAACAACCAATAGACAAAAACCATATTCTTTACCGGCATCATATAAAACATTTGAATATAAATCTAAATTTGGCTTTCCTTGATACTCGGCGACTATACTCATTGTGTCTAATCTTAGTACGTGAAAAACTGAGAAGTCTGTTCCGTCTCCTCGAGCAACATCAGCTACGAGAACATAAGAGGCTCCCTCAACATATTTCTCCCAAATCCAAAAATTCCGATCAAAGCCGGTTTTATAGAGGGGTTTTTTAATGTTCTCGAACAACCACTGCATATCATCCGGATGGATAACTGTATCTCCCGATGTATTGAAATTACACTCTAACTCTTGTGCTATTTGTCTCCGGGACATATTCTTGGTTTCTTTAGCAAACCAATTGTCATCTCTCTCTGGGTGTACATCCCATGGTAAAATAATTGGATGAAAATCGTTCTCTTCTGATTCTGCGTCGACGTATGTCTTGTGGAACCAATTTCCTACCCCATTAGGGGTCGATAAGGCTATACAGCGCCCTCCAGTTGACAAAGTGGGGTAAAGACCCGTCCACAACTCTTCGAGGCCGTCAACGTGTGCTGCCTCGTCTATAACGAGCAGTGATAATGCTTCCGAACGACCAGCGTCTCCGGAGGTGGTCCCTGCTTTGATTTGAGAACCGTTTGATAATTCGAATGAAGTTTTGTTGTCCGTGATGATCTTGGCTATCTTGATCCAATCCGGAAGGTGCTTCATGATTGCTTTTACCTTCTTCACTAAGTTAGCAGCCGTGCCAAATTTGGTTGCGATAACAAGAATGTTCTTGTCTCGGTGAAAAAGCATAAACCAGACAATGTATCCCGCTGAGATCGTGGAGATACCTAATTGTCTGGCTTTTAAAATAATATTAAATCGATAATCGTTAAAGTCTTTTAGGAGATCTTTCTGATAGTCGAAGGTTTTAAAAGGAATAAGTCCTTTGAGTGGGTGCGAGATGCGACAATAGTTATCGATGAAGAATTGTGGATCCTTCCCACACTTCACAATCTCCTTAACAATTTCTTGTTTTGAGAGTTTAAACGCCATTAATCATCCGGATAATCTGGTAGTGAATCTCTACCCAGTGTTGTTTGCGCCTTTTGTCGTAACTCTTTAGACCTTTTTTTCTCACCACCATGGTGATCTTTTTCATGATCAGCCTTTTGCTTTTCTATCACATCTTTGTAGTGTTTGCCCTTAAATGTTATCTGAATCACCGCCGCGCCTATATGCTCAAGACCAGCCAGTTCCATTGCTAATTCATCAAACTTTAAAAACGCTGCTAGTAATTCACCACTGCCCATGATCTTATTACCGTGCGCTTTCAGTAATGCTGATCCGCCAAAGAGTAAAGAAGCAATTGCCAGAGCAACGATTATAGAGGTTAAAACTGATCTTGCTAACGCTTCTCTCTTGGGATCATCTAGATCTTGTCCTGTTTTCCATTTGTAAACCCAAGCACCGGGTTTAATAAATAAATTTTTTATTGCGCTAACATACTCTCCATGTAAAGTGTGAGATACATCTTTCTGAATAATTTCTCCTGCTTTTTCCACTAGATCAAGCAAATCCATGTCTGTTTTATCTGAGTCTTGGCCAAAGAGAGCGTTGACTTTTCCAAGCGTTGTTTTGGCACCACGGGCAATCCATTTCACTCCCCATCCAAACCAATCAACCATAGCAGGGATAGCAAATACAACACTAGCAAAAAACAAAGCGACACCAAGAGCACCAGCCTCTTGAAGAGATTTTTCATCCTCTTTCGATCGTGGAATATTTTTCTTCACATAATCCTTAAGAGCAGAAAGATCGACATGACCAGTTTTTTCTAGTAAAACTTTGCCTGTCTCTTCTGAGACTATTTGCTTCAGTTGCGCACTGGTGACTCTCATTTTTTCGATTCCTTTTTGCGTGTATCGTTTTGAGGTCTCTTGGTCGAGTGTTGTTCTAAAAATTTACGTGTAATGTCTCGAACGGATGGCTCATAAGCCTCCTCCGCTTTTATACCCGAAATTGTATAGTGTTGGTATGCTTGTACAAAAGTACGAACATTTGAAGTTGATTGAACTAAGATTTTAGGCTCGCCTTTTTTGGATAATGTAATACCATTCCCTGTTATAGATTTGTATTCTTTTTGAAGAAACTTTTTTATTTCATTCAACATTCTTTCGATTTCTTGATCGTATTTAGAATCTTTAACTTCCGACAGTCTCGCATCGCTTTGATAATTAATACAAATTGAATTGGCATAAAATTTAACGGAGAACCCATCATTCACTCTACTATCCATAATAGGACACCCTTCTTCTCTGTTAAGACCTACTTTGCGCAATTGTCCGTCTAAACTAAAGCGCTCATCGTGTGCGCCATCATATGCATTTGCGGCTGCTTGCGCTAGCCCTTGAATAATTTCTAATGTTGTTGAACTCATTTATTTGGTCTCCAGCCTTTTTTCCATCTATCTTCTCGCCCTTCGATATATTGTATGTAACAATTCCAACAACAACCAAATTTTGTCATATAGACATCATCTTTAGATTTGAAAGAGTATGTATTACAAGTAGAACAAGAGCGGTTAGACTCTTCTTTAAGTAGTTTCTTTGGGATAAAAACACCATCGACCTCTTCTTTGTCAAGATCTTCCTTGTCTACATTATTATAATATATTTCTTTCAATTCGTCAAGGTATTTTTTTTCTTTTTCGTCATCCCATTTGGATTTGGGGTTGACAACAGTATCGTTTCCGTATTTTTTTGCTATTGCTTGTTCTACTTTAACAGCGTAGTTTGGGTCTTTTTTGTTCATTTACACCTCTAGAATCTTAATTCATCATCATCTGATATAATAAAATTTAACAGTTGACTGACTCTGTAAGCATCTCTTTGAGCAGGGTAGTTTCTAGCATTCATCATTCTATTTCTAAAATCTACTAATTGTTCTCCACTCATTCTCTTATTTTGAATAAGGTAGTCTTTGATCATGCGCTCTGGTTCGTCTGAGTCTAACATTCGCAGAATTTCTCCGGCTATCTCTTCGTCCTTTTCATTGTAGTATTCAAAAGGATCAACGTCCATCATTTCTTCAAGTTCTTCTTTTATAATTTGTTTTAGTTGTTCTTTGGTTATTTTCATTTTATATATTCTCCAGTATGATAAATATAAGATTCTGATCCAGTAGACTCTCTACTCCACGATTTTGGGACGTCAGCGGCTG